TGCAAGATTGCCAATAATTCTCTTGCGTCCTATCATAAATATTACATTGAGAAAAAAGTTAGATTCGCCAGATGGACAAATCGTGAAGCTCCACTCTGGTATTCAAATGCAATAAATACAAATAATGCCAACTTACAGTTTTTATAATAATCAGACTGGCGAACAGTTTGATGAAATGCTGAGAATTTCAGAGCGTGAGGACTATTTGAAGAATAATCCTCATGTCACCCAGGTCATTACGGCCCCATCCATCGTGAGTGGTGTCTCCACTTCAAAACAAAATAAAGTACCAGAAGGTTTCAAAGAAGTTCTTTCTAAAGTTGCTGAGGCACATCCAGAAAGTGCAACAGGCAAACGATACGGTCGCAAATCAATGAAACAGGTAAAAACAAAACAGATAGTAGATAAACATTTAGGTAAATTTTAATTTTGAGATTTTGCTTTGTTATGCCAACTTTGTAAAAGGAGAGCCCATGTCAAAGCGTTCAATGCAAAAGAAAGTCGCACTACTTCAACAAAAGTGGGATGGTGAAGTAGAAGAAAAAAACGAAATAGAAAGCGGCGATTGGAGTGCAGATAATATTGCAAAGAACCGACAAAAAATATTAGAAAGGGAGGCACCTTGGGTATTAAAAAATATGAGCATTTTTGATTACTACGACCAGTATATTAAACCACAACAGGAGGCACAAGCCGCTTAACAATGAATTTTCGTCATGTAAAACTAAGTGAATTAAATTATGACCTAGAATCTGAAACCACGGAGAAGGGTAGAGTATACAAAACTCCAGGAGGCAACCTCTACCCTTCAATTACTACGGTTCTTTCAGCATACAACAAAAAGGCCATCTACGAATGGCGTCAAAGAGTTGGTGAAGAAGTTGCCAACAAAATCTCTGCCAAGGCTTCTGGTCGTGGCACCAAGTTACACAATACAGTAGAAAAATATCTCCTTAATGAGATGACTGACATGAAATTCAAAACAATGATGCCAGACATTAAGGAAATGTTTTTTGATGTTCGCAAAGTTATTGATGCAAACATTGGTGATATCTACGGCATTGAAACACCGCTATATTCAGATAAATTGAAACTTGCAGGTCGTTGTGATTGTATCGCAGAATGGTCTGGTGAATTATCAATTGTTGACTGGAAGACTGCAAGTAAGTCCAAAGATAAGTCGTATATAGAAAATTACTTTATGCAGGCTTCGGCATATGCAGAAATGTTTGAAGAACGAACAGGCAAACCAATCAATCAAATTGTAATTGCCATTGCGGTAGAGAATGAAGGTACCCAATTGTTTGTTGAGACTAAAGAAAATTATTTGACAAACTTGCAAAAATACATTGACAATTATCACAATACCTGATACAATATAAATATAGAATTCGTTGAAGGTGACAGAAAAGTGTTCTGGACAGGGGTTCGATTCCCCTCTGGTCCACCAGAAAGCATATTAGTTCGGGCACAGGCTGGGGGCTACCCGTTAAATACTCGCCCTCAGATAGAGTGAATTCTAATATGCTTCCTAATGGGCCAGCCATGGTTTCGACAGGGCAGATGAGTAGAGAACTGGAGAATCGGTAAAGTCTAAGCCGTAATAGAGACAAAACGATAAACGCCAATGATGAGCGCTTTTTGATGGCGGCTTAAGCCATCTGAGGTTTCGCAGAGTGTCCTTATTACCCAATCACTCTGCACCAACAATTTAATATATTATGAAAATTTACATTTCCAAATACCGTAGTCATTGGCTATCTCCATACACAATACTTGAGAAGGTTTGTTTTTGGGAGAAAGACAAAGATGCGTTCTACAATCTAGAAGACCATCCAAATCACAAGTATGAGAAATGGGTGAATCGTTTAGAACCAATTTCAATTGCGATTCAGAAGTTCCTCGATTTTCTTCATCCACGAATTGAATACATTAAGATTGACAAATATGATACTTGGAACATGGACTCAATATTGTCTCCAATTATTCTGCCAATGCTCAAACAATTAAAGAAAGATAAACACGGTTCTGGTGTTGTTGATTGTGAAGATGTACCAGAGCATCTAAGATACAATACGACCGAACAATGGGAAGACCAAAAGTGTTTTGAATTCTACCATGAGCATGAAGTCGAAGAAGGTGACCGTGACATTCATGCTCGTTGGGATTGGGTGCTCGATGAAATGATTTGGGCCTTTGAACAACTCTGTGATGAGGATAACGACAAACAATTTCATTCTGGTGAACATGATATGAAGTCTGTTGCGTGTGCATGGGATGAAAATGGCAAACCAACAATGTTTACTTTTGAAAAAGGTCCCAATCATACAGCTAAGTTTGATTCGGATGCCTTTGAAAAACACCACAACCGAATCAACAACGGCACAAGATTGTTTGGTAAATATTACAGGAATCTTTGGGATTGAATACTGTTGAAAAAATTTGGGCCCGTGCTACCGGTCATTTGATGGGTCGCACCGATGATGACCGACCAGATGTTCCAATTCTCACAGTTAAAGAAGCAAGAATTGCGTTGTTTCTTAAAACTTTTTGGATTGCAATTCATGTGATTACCTGTTTTTTCATTATTGCTAATGTTGTGAGACATTGGTAATTACTAAATAATAAACCAGTCGTAATTTTCGACTGGTACACACACAAAACACACAAGGAGAATTACTATGACAAATATGTCACCCTTTGAAATAAGGCTCGAATTACTGAAAATGGCTCAGGGTATGTTGGAATCTGACCATTTTGGTAAAAGAGAAATTATAGCAAATCAATATGCAGCTGAATGTGACGCTGCGAAACAAAGAGGTGAGGAACCACCGAAACATCCAGGTTACCCATCTTTCCCATCAGAACAAGAGATTATTGCCAAAGCGCAAACACTCAATACTTTTGTTTCCAATCTTCCAGTAGAGAAGTCTTCCACTAAGAAGTCCTGATGGATTAGGGAGGCTTCGGCCTCCCTTTTAACAAGGAGAATTAAATGTTAAAATATTTTTCAATTGCTGCGATGGTTGCAGTATTGATAATTTTCGCAACATTGGGTGTAGCAGGACAACACTATGTCGATTCAAAAAGAATTATTCAACCGAAATACTCACAATTAACACCAGACGCACAAAGACAAGTTGCCTGCCTTGCAAGTAACATATACTTTGAGGCAAGAAGTGAACCAAGAGAAGGACAAATTGCCGTTGCATTTGTTACATTGAACCGAGTAGAATCATCAGACTTTCCAGACACCATTTGCGATGTGGTGAAACAGAAAAAGAAAGTCGAATCAATTGGAGATAAAAGAGTTGTTTGCCAATTTTCATGGTATTGTGAAACAACACCAAAATGGCAATATTACAATATGCTCTTGACAAATGACACTACAAAGAAGTATAATGATGTATTGAAGATTGCAATCTATGTTTATGCCAATCACGAAAAGTTAAGAGACCCAACAAACGGTTCTCTTTACTATCATGCCGATTATGTCAGACCTAATTGGCAAAATCTTGATAAACATGTTACAATCGGTAGACACATTTTTTATAAAGTTAAGGAAAATATTTAATGGAACACGATAAAATTTTTACTCTTTCAGTAGCCGCTTCTGTGCTTGCTGCAATTTTTGGCATATCGATATATCACATTACGGATAGAAATTTAATGGCAAAGAATATTGACAATGCAATCGCCAAAGGAATTAATCCATTATCGGTAAGATGTTCATATGTTCGTGGTGACGATCCAATTTGTATCACATATGCCGCAAAAGGTGAAGAAACTGTGATACAATCTAGTTCTAGTAAAAAATAGTTGAAAGGTATATTATGGCAGTTAAACAAATGACAATCAATCAACTCTCTGAACCTGACCGTGACAAACTGTTCAAGGTAATCAAAGAGTGTTCTGATTCAATGACAAGGCAAGATGCAGAAAAAGATTTTGTGCGTGAATCAATTGCAGAGACTTCAAAGAACATGCAATTACCGAAGAAGTTGATTGCAAGACTGGTGAAAGTTTATCACAAACAAAACTTTGATGAAGAAGTTGCTGTGCATGAACAATTTGAAACTTTATATGAAACGGTGGTGAAATAATGGCTCGTTATACTTTTATTTGTGAACATTTAGAATATGATATGTTTCGTGGTGAAGAAAATGGTATTGCTTCAAAACACACCACAGAATTTAATGCAGATGATTTGACAACAATGCTCGAAAACTTTGAGTTGTTTCTTCGTGGTTCTGGTTTTCATTTTGTTGGAACAATTGATGTTGTAAAACCAGAAGATGAATTTGAAGATGAAGAAGATTTTGATAATGTCGATCCACTTATCATGTCACATTTGGTCAATGATGTATTGAATCCGCCAAAGTTTAACGCAACAGGTCTTACAGGTGAAAATGCCAACTAAAGATGAAATGGCAAAGTTTGCGAAGGCGATTGAGTCGTTAGTAGCAAACACCGACTACAATTATATCGAAGCAATTGTCGAGTATTGTAGAGAAACTGGATTAGAGATTGAAGTGGCTGCATCATTGGTTAATTCAAATTTAAAGGCTAAGTTGACCAGTGATGCAATGGATTTGAATTTATTGAAAGAAAAAGGTTCTCGCCTTCCTATATGATTGATGGATACGAAGCGTTTGGTCTTTACGAATCTCTCAAACTACATTTTACAAAAGATTCATATGATTTTCACAAGTATAATGGCAAGTCAAACATTAGTGTGACTTCCTTTGAGAATCGTAAAGACAAATACCATTTCTACAAACTCAGCAGAAAGTTCAACAAGAGAGAAGACTTAATTGAATTTCTTGTTGCAAATTTTGTCGAGCGAGATGGTTTGTGGGTTGGTGATTTATTGACGGAAGACGCCGAAGTGAATTATCGCAGCCGTCAAAAGATAATTCAATCGCTGTCTTACGAATTCACCGGTGACTTGGCAAAACTATTTGATGGTGTTGATGATCCAAATGAGGTAATCAAAGTAGTTGACGGTGATTATCCTATTCTGTTGACATACACTCTACAGCGAGTTATCAAAATTGAAACTTTGTGCATACTCAATTCAATTCTTAATTTCTTACCGATGTGGGATAAAAAGATTACCGACACCATACGATGGCCAGATTTAAGAAGAAAGATTATCAAGTATACCGCATTTCTTCCCAAAGATAGTGTAAAGTATAAGTTGATATTGAAAAAAGTGATAGGAAAATGATTAAGAAAATTTACTTAGATATGGATGGTGTTCTTACTGATTTCGAAGGACGCTTTGCGAAAAAGTTTGGTTATCCAGCAATGTCTGTTCGTGACCGCAAGAATTTCAGTAAAGAATGGCCACAGTTTATTGCAGATAAAGAATTTGAAACTTTAGAGTGGCTTTCAGGTGGCGAAGAACTACTGAAATTCATTCGCAAACATACAGAGATTCCTGTTGAGATGCTGACTTCATCTGGTGGTCAAAAACATCACAATGAAGTTGCTCGACAGAAAAAAGTTTGGTTAAAGAAGATGGGTATTGCATACAAACCAAATGTTGTACCAGGTCGTAAATACAAAGCAGAATATGCTGCTAAAGATGTTGTTCTAATTGATGATACGAAAGAAATTATCAACAGTTTCAATTCCGCAGGCGGCATTGGCATACACCATACAGATGTTAATATTACCGTGAAAACGCTTCAAAGTTTACTAAATAAATGATATTATGTTTTTGTGGATAAGTCGTTTATACATCGTTTATACATCGTTCATATATCGTTTAATAAGGAGTAACATATGAGTAGTTTTGCAAATCTAAAGCGTAATCGTTCTGATATCGCTAAACTTACCAAAGCAATCGAAGCAACATCACAACCCGCAGAATCTGGTGGTAAAGACGATACTCGTTTTTGGCAACCAGAAGTAGACAAGGCAGGCAACGGCATGGCAATCATTCGTTTTCTTCCTGCGCCTGCGGTTGATGGTGATGATGCATTGCCTTGGGTTCGAACATTCAGTCATGGCTTCCAAGGACCAGGTGGTTGGTTCATTGATAACTGCCTCACAACTCTGAATGAAAAATGCCCAGTCTGTGAGCATAACAATACACTATGGAATTCTGGCATTGAAGCAAACAAAGACATTGCTCGTAAACAGAAACGCAAATTGTCTTATATCTCCAATATTCTGATTATTTCAGACCCAAGTAATCCTGCCAACGAAGGACAAATCAAACTGTTTAAGTTTGGTAAGAAAATCTTTGATAAGATTACAGAGGCAATGAATCCAGAATTTGCAGATGAAACACCTATCAATCCCTTTGACCTTTGGGAAGGTGCAAACTTTAAGTTGAAGATTCGTAATGTTGAGGGTTATCGTAATTATGACAAATCAGAGTTTGCCGATAAGTCTGCACTCTTTGATGGTGATGATGATAAACTTGAAGACTTGTGGAAGAAAGAGTTTGGTTTGAAAGAGTTTACTGAAAAGAAACAATTCAAATCATACGAACAACTCAAAAATCGTTTAGATAAGGTTCTTGGTTTTGAAGGCACACCTGCACCAAAAACTAAGGCAGCTGATTCTGTTTCGTCTATCAAAGAAGATGATGTGCCTTTTGATACATCGTCTAATATTGATGATGAAGATTTGGATTATTTCAAATCACTGGCAACACAAGACTAAAAAATCCCATGCAAGTGCGAACACCCGCTTTGGCGGGTGTTTTTTTATACTCTCATTGATGCTAATGAAGAACCAGTGTCTTGTCGTTGATACGGATTCATGTGTGTCGTTTTGACAACCTGATTATTTGTTGTTGGTGCATTTACAATAATTGGTGTTTGTGGTTTCATCTGTTGTCTTTGACCAGATGCAACATCTGTAGATGCAGAAGAAACAGCGCTGCCAGATGCAGAACTTGTTTTTGATTCTGCTTGTGCTAATGATTCCTTTTTACCTGATGCCAAGTCCATTGGTTTGCCATCTTTACCCGCCACTAAAGTTGGCGCACCAGGATTTTCTGGATTGTCAGCAGTAGGTAATGTTCCGAGTGGTTGAACATGCCAATCTTCTCTTGGAACATTTCTTACCAGTCCAAATTTTTCTAACCAACCAGTAGGACTATCTCTTGATCCTGCTAACGCATTAAGACCACCAGCGCCTTTTGAATTAATATCAATCGCAAGGCCTTTTAAGTGAAAACTTCCTTTACCTGTTCCTAAAGGAGGCATTGGTCTTGCAACTAATTTAGCAGCAGCCGCCTCATTACCTCCAAGTTCTGCGACTTTTGCTCTGAATAATTCTGCTTGTTTCTCATTACTTCTATAGCCGGAAGTAATTAATAGTTTTTTACCTGTTTGTTCATTGAATGCAGTTGCCATGTTCACAAGGCGTTTTTCAAATTCAGGATGAATACCAGTTAAATCAACTCCAGACTGAACAGAAGCAACTGATGCAAGAGATCCTCCGCCTGTTCCTTGTGGACCTGCTGCTTTACCTACTGCGGTTGGTGGTTCGGCTGAAATTGGTTTTGGTGCTTTTGGTGCAGCTGATGGTCCTGTTGAAGAAGGAAATGCACCAGGAACAATAATTGAATCTGGCGGTGGTGCAACTTCAACTGCTTGTGCTTGTTTTTTGGCCGCATCTTCTTGACGCATCGTTTCAGTCTTAGGTGGTAAACCTAATCTTGCACGAACAATCTCATCATCACCAGTATATCGTTTTTCTTTCTCTAACTTTTTAACACGCTCAGTTTCTTGTCTTTTCTTTTCATCTGCTTCACTCTTTAATGCTCCATCTTGTTGTCTTTGTAATTTTTTAGTTTCTGCATCAGTTTCTCCCGCTTCTAACACCGCAGGTTTCTTTATCATGTTCTTAACAAAATTTGGTACCATCCAAGCGGTGGCTTTATTACTCAATAACTTTTCTGCCCAGCCTGTCAGAGTTTCTTTAATGCTATCAATTACACCAGAAATTTTATCAATAACATTTTTTATAAATTCAAAAGTTTGAGGAAATTTTTCAGCCAACATTTGTATTTTTTCGCCAAACCAATTACTAATTTTTTCAACAAAACCTTTTATTGCATCTACAACTGGAGCAATAAGCTCTTTTGCTTTATCAATTATTGGTTGAATGGAATCTTCAAACCATTGTTTAATACTATTTGTGAATTCATCAAACTTTATTTTAATCGCATCAAATAAACTTGTTGCCCATTCTGCAAAAGTATCTTTGAAAGCAATAAACACAACACCTACGATAGCTGCAAGACCTAAATATTTTGTAAGTTTTTTTGCTATGTTGCTTTTTGAATATTGGTCTTTTAATTTGGCATATTTCTTTTTTGCTTTTTCTTTAAGTTTTTCTCCTGCTTTAGAAATCAAAGTTGGTTTTTTATCTTCGGCAGTTTCAACTTCTAATTTTTTCTCTCTCTCAGATTCTTTGAGAAAATGGGCATCCGCACCTTTTGCAGGTTTACCGCCTTCTAATTTCACAAGCGTTTGGAAATTTTGACGAGCAACATTTAAGTCACGAGCAAGACCAGGCAAAGTCATAAAGTTTTTGCCAATGACTTTCATAAGTGCATTTGGATTTTCTTTGACTATACCTTGGGTCTTTGTAACACCAAGAACTTTGTCTTTTATAGAACCACCAAGAATTTTTGAAATATCTGCCATACTATGTTCTGATTAATTTGGCAAATTCTTCATTAAATACATTTGCAACTTGTGGTTTGGCCCCACCTTCTGATGCTAAAGAACTGTTTGTTGTTGGGGCGTTTACAACAGAACCAACATCAGCGGCAGATTCCATTCTCTGTGCTTCTGCAACTTGACTAGAAGCATCAGACAAAGAAGAACCAGATGAAGGTGGATCAGCACTAATTGGAGATGGTGCTGAAGGAGTTGAAGAAGAAGATGATACTGAACCTCCGGTTGCACCACCTCCTGATGAAGCAGAAGTTGCACCAGGTGCTGAAGTTGATGGAGAAGAAGAAACTGTTCCACCGCCAGATTTTTTAATGAACTCTATCTGTCTTTGAAAACCAGCATTTGCTTCTTCCATTTCCTTTCGTTCAACATCAAGTGTTTGTTTATAATCATCTTCTAATTCTTTAACTCTGGAAGGATCATTTGCATATCGTCTTTTGAATGATGCTATATGTCTTTCAGCATCAGCTTCTCGTCTTGCGAATCTTTTCTTATTACCTTCAATGTAACCTTCTAATTGTTTAACTTTATCCGTATCAGACATTTCGGGTGCGGGAGTAGGTGCAGACTGAACGGGTGCAGGAGGTGTTGCCGGTGTAGGAGGCGCCGGCATCTCTAATGGTGTGCCAAGTGCTTTAGATGCTTCGCCTGTCAATTGTTTATTTAATTCGTAATTGCGTTGTGCTTGTTCAAGTGGTATGCCTTCTTTTGTTACTGGTTCTGGAGTGGTTTCAGTTGGCGGCGGTTCAGGATATTTTGCAGCGAACTCTTGTGCTTTTGCAAATAAACCTCCCGCATCCCCTTTTCCTACTGCACCAAATAAAGCACCAAGGTCCGCAGATTTTTCATCGGATGCGCCAGATGCTTTTGCTGCACCAGAGGCAAATTTGGCAGGATCAGGCATTGTAGGTTTAACTGAATCTGCTTTTGCAGGTGCATCGTCTTTTACATCAACTTTGCCACCAAATAAACCCTTTACAAAATCTTTAATGCCAGTAAAAATATTTGATATTGTGTCTGTGATTGGCTGAAAGAAACTACTAATAGAATCAAATAACGATTTAAGCGTATCTTCACCAAACAATCCAAAAGTCAAAAACTTTAACATTCCACCAAGACCAGAAACTATTGCTTCACTAAAACTTCCTGTCTCTTGGTACTTTTTGAAACCTGCTGTGATACCACTAAACAAGGTTCCAATAATTGCAAGTGGTAAGAAAACTTTTTTGAATACTGATATTAAATTCTTTGGACTGAAAAGTTGTTTAATGCCCTCCATAAAACCGCCACTAAACATTTTCATTATGGAATCAAGAAGACCACCTTCTTTATCTTGTGTTGGTGCAGCTGCAGCCGTTGGTGCTGCGCCACCCGCTTTCATCCTTTGTGCTTCTAATGCCCGTTCACGCTCATCTTCTTTGAGGAAGAACGCATCGGCACCACCTCTAGATTTGCCACCTTTGAGTTTAACAAGTTTTTGAACATTCTGTCGAAGAACATTCATATCTCTGGCCATGCCAGGCAATGCCATAGAATTTTTTGCAATCACTTTCAACATCACAGCAGTATCGCCAGACATTTCTGCACCACCAACTTTTTCTGGTGCTCTTTCTTTTCCTGGTTTGGCTTTGACACCTAACTTGTTACGAATCATTGCAGAGAAAATATCATCACCGCCAAACATTGCACGAACAATGTTTTCTTTGCCAAACTGTTTACCAATGTCTTTCATCGAACCAGAAGCCGCAGCTTTAGCTCCACCTGATAAACCTTTACCAGATTCTATTTCAGAAATATATCTACTTGCAAAATCTGCCATTATCGTTTTCTAGTTGCCTTTTGTAGTTCAATGCGTTCTTTTTCTTCCTGCAAATACTTCACTAGCAGAGACACATAAATGTTTCTTTCCCAAGGTATCATATTTTCCAATTCAGTCAAACTATACTTGTGATGTTGCAATAAAGCAAAGTTTGTCTCATAGTAATTCTTCAGAGTATCATAACGAAAGATTAGACGAAAAAACTTTGCATGCCCTTTATCGTCATATCTTCTTCATAACTGCATTTTGGACATTTGAAATGCACATCTTTTTTCACTTCAGGCATTGTATCAAAAAACTCTTTGAATTTCTCTAAATCTTTTTGTTGAAGACTATCAACAAATTCTTCCAGTTCTTCTCTTGGTGTATCTTTTGCATAATAAATTTGTTCTTTGTCATAAATGTAATCGATACAATCAACAAGAATACGAATCATCACCTCATTTTCATTTAACTTTTCATATTTCTGAATCATTTCAAAAGTTGGATATTTGAAGCAGATACCAAGATTCTCTGTAATTTGAATCTTGTTTTTGTGGTTTGGATTTTTTGTTGGTTCAATTTCTAATAAGTTCAAATCAAACTCAACAATACCACTACACTTGGTTTCTTCACCGTTCTCGCCTTTGATGACATTGTTGCACTTGTACCGAAGATTCACAATTTCCTCTACAGACCTTGCACGAAGATGCATGAAAAGAAACTCTAGGTCAAAAGTAGGAAGATTGTCAATATCGATTTCATCAAGCACACAATTCTTCAACACTTGACGAATAACACCAATCATTTCGTTTGGGTCTTCAGATTCAGATGCCATAAGAAACAATTTCTGTTCTTTGACAAGAAACGGACGAAAACGAATTGGTTTACCTGTCGAAATTAAATTGACAGTATGAATAGGAACATCTAATTTAGGTAACATAATATCCTCGCTTTGTTAATTAAAATGCACGACCAATTGGTAATGCTCTTGCTGCGACTGAACCAAAGAGTGCAGTAGCCGCTGATGCTAAATCATATCCACCATCATATACTGGTCGATATCTTTGATATGCAAATTGAATTGAAAGGCGATGAAAACCATCTTCTCCCCAACTCAATTGTTGTGGTGCAATTCCAATAGGAAATGCATCGACAAGTTCTACTGCGAAAATTCGTTTAATAAATTCGTCATACTGAATAATTTTGATGTTTGTCAGATACCGAGATTGTTGACCTTTTGGAAAACGAATATTGTTTGTGTCAGAAGGATGAATTGCTTCCATCCAACGGTCAAATAACTTTCTTTCGTAGAAGTCATTGGTACACAGAAAGGTTAATGTTGTATCAGTATATTGTGTTTGATAAGGCACTTTGAAAGTAGGTCCATAAATTTTCACATCGGCAGTTGCAGTTGTTCTGCCAGGCAGTTCTGCACTTTCACATTGAAGTGCCAAATATCTTGATAGTGAAGCATTAGAAGTTCTAGAAAATTCATCTGCTTGACCTTGTCGGCCAAATGCCGAACCAATGGCATCAGATACATCACTAAAAATAGAATTTGGAAAGTTCAATATCTTTTCGATGATTGAGTTGCCTACGAATTGATTAATATATGGTGGAATTGGAAGAATGACTTCAAACCTAGAGGGTTTTGCAAGCCCATCTTTACCACGAATATTTGATAAGAATAAATTTGGTGAGAACGACATTTAGAATTTCTTTCGTGAATCTGCGTAAACTTTGCTTTCCGATGTAGTAAATTGTTGCACTGGTAAGAGTGCGGCAATATCCCATTCATCAGCAGGTATCTCTAAAAATCTAGATGTTATATGTCCATAGAGATATCTCTTGATGCATGGCATAGCTTCAAATGCTGTAGAAGCAGCAGCCAAGTATTCGTAGTTGACACGAAACTTGGTTTTTTCGTTAAATTTTTTATTGCTTAATGTATCACTTAATTTGTCTAAAAGAAGAATTCGTTGCTTTGGGTGAATGTAGTGCAAATTCAACCCTAGAAACCCGTCTGAGTATCGTTCTATTGGAATGACCAATGGGAACCTGTCGTAATATGGCAACGAATCTTTCAACTTTGGATCATAAAAAAAGAAATACATCTTACCAATAAAAGACTTATCTTTTAGGCGTTCTCTATCTCGCATCAGAGCGGTCGCAGTAGGTCTTAAATCTCCTACTTTTGCCTGTAACCATTTTCGTGCTGATACTGTTCGAGGAGTTAAACCCTCTTTTGCAAGAGATTGTTTTAGTCTGTCGAGTAAATACGCCATTTTGTATTTATCTTACAAACCAAGTTCTTTTTCTGTAATTAACTTAAACTGCCAACCGTGTTCTTTACAAAACATTTCTGCTGCTTTCCACTTTTGCTGATTTACAGCATAGGTGACTGTTTCTTGTATAAATCGTTTTGTGCGTCTAGCTTGCGTAGGTTGTTGCGTTTCTTTGAATGGTTTCACTTCTAAAACAAGAGTGGTTTCTTTGTCTTCCTGTTTGACTTTTGCAATAAAATCTGGGAAATAACGATGAACACGATTGTCAACAGGTGAAACATAAGGTATGTAAAGTTCTTCAGATGCCCACCAGATAACCCTCGGATTCTCATCCAAGTATTTCATTACTCGTAGTTCCCAAGAAGAACGATAGACAATATTGTTCGCATCTCCGTTATATTTCTTGGGGTTCTTTGGCTTAAACCATCCTTTATATGACATAAATACTATCTATCTCTCTTTATAGGAAAAAGTATGCCTCTTTTCGGATTTGGCGACATTCAATTCAACAAAGGTTCAGTAACCAGAAAAGGTCCTCTTGGCAACCTAGTTGACAATCGTTTTAAGACCACGACACTCAGATATCCAATTGATGTTGGCAATTACGATAAAGCACACTACATGGTGTTTTACATTCGTCAACAATCAAACACTAAATTCAAAGGAAATATCATCGAAGATGAAAATGCGGTAAATTCTGCAGCTGCCGATTTACAAAAAAATGCATTTTCACAACTAAATGCACTACAACCATCAAATATAGGTTCACAGGTTGGAGGTGCGTTATTGAGTAAAATTAATAATGGTTTAAGTGAAATCAATAAAGCAACAGGTGGGGCATTAGAAGGATTAACATCTGCGGTAGGTAAAGCTGCTGGAGGTGTTATAAATGATGTGAACAATTTGTTTGGTAGAAAAACATCTCTGATTGGTGGTAACTCTGCTGCAACGCAAAGAAATATTGATACCTCTATTAAAGCAATTACAGACAAAAGTCCTTTGGGTAGTCTTCGAAAAACTCAATTGACTACCGATGCGATTGCACTTTACATGCCAGATACCTTAAATTATTCTTACTCTCAATCTTATGACCAATTGTCATTAGGTGGAGAAGCTTTAGGACAAGCAGTCGCTGCAGGAGCATCTTTAATCGATGCTTTCAAATCTGGAGAAGGTGCAGTTGACACAATTAAAAAAACTGCTGCGGCTGGAGGAGAAACAGCAAAACTGTTGGCCCTACAAAAAGGTGCCAGCACAGTTGGTTCATTAACCGGTAGTGGTCAAACTGCCCAATTAGGATTTACTGCTGTAACAGGTACAGTTCAAAATCCAATGTTAGAGATGATTTACAAGTCGCCCAACTTTAGAACATTTCAATTTGATTTTACATTTTATCCTAGAGATGAAAGAGAAGCATTAGAAGTTCAAAAAATTATTGAGAGATTTCGTTTTCATCAGGCACCAGAGTTATCTTCGGCACAAGGATTTTTAATTCCTCCTTCTGAATTTGATATTAAGTTTTATTACGGTGGTGTTCAAAATCCAAACATACCTTCAATTGCTACTTGCGTTTTAACAACAATCGATGTAAACTATGCTCCAAATGGTTGGTCTGCATTTGAAGTTCCTGGTGAAAATTCTCCTGCTGTTGGTAGAACAGGTATGCCAGTTGCAATTCAAGTTACTCTGCAATTCCAAGAAACTACATATCTCACCAAAACAGATTTCAAACAAGATAAAGACTTTTCGGATCAACAGAGCAGTTCGTTCACAAGAGCAAGTCAGGCAGGACAATACGGTACAAGTTAATGGCTACATTTTTCAATTATTATCCTAAAACATTCTATACCAGTAACAATGATACGACTGGTCTAGAATCTGTTACAAATTTAATTACCAGATTTAAGTTTGAAGAAGGCATCAAACAAAACTCTGCTGCATTCTATAAGTATAACATACAAGAAGGCGACACTCCAGAAATCATTGCAGACAAGTATTATGGAGATGTTGAAAAACATTGGATAGTTTTGTTGTTCAATGATATCGTTGACCCACAATGGGATTGGCCATTAGATTCCCGTGAAATAATTAACTACATCGATAAAAAGTATACTGCGAATGGTGCTGCAAATACAACCGTTCAAACTGGTATTGCGTGGGCAATGAGTATCAATAATACTCATGCTTATTTCAAAATCATTACCACAACTTCTTTTGATGGCACACAAAGTATAGAAAAATTACAAGTTGACCAAAATGCATACGCAAACATTGCTGCAACAACAACTTCGTATACGACACAGGCTGGCGAATCTGTAACAATTTCCATAACTAAAGAAAAACAAACATACTATGACTATGAAATTGATTTGAATGAAAGTAAAAGAGAAATTAAACTACTCAAATCAGACTTTGTTGATGCGGTCAGTAAAGAATTTAAGAGAGTGATTACACAATGAGTTTTGAAGTAAAACAATCAACTCAGTTTAAGATAAATGAGTTGATAATTGTAACAAAGGCAGGACCAATTGACATATCAGGTATCTTTGAAGAATTGAATATATTTGATTCTGTTCTGGTTCCTGTTATTAATGGCACTCTATTGGTCAAAGATTCAATTGGTCTTTCAGGTCGCCTGTTGTTTGATGGTTCTGAATCCCTTCTCATTGATATAGCAAAAGATAAGAAGTCTGATATTGCTTCTTTTAGAAAAGCTTTTAGGATTTACAAACAATCAGACCGAAAGAATGATACCCAGAATAGTGAAACATTTCTGTTACATTTTGTTGCTGATGAATTAATGTATTCTGACCAACAAAGAATTAATCAGTCTTTTGAAACGACTTATGCACAAATGGTTGAAAAGATTCTTCTCAACTATCTAAAAGTACCATCAAATAATTTAAGGGGCATTATCAATCCAACATCAGGACTTCGAAAAGTTGTAATACCAAATTTACGACCACTAGATGCTATAGATTGGATTGCAAAGAGGGCAGTTGATTCACAAGACTCACCAAATTTTATGTTCTATCAAAATATGATTGGATATAATTTTGCTTCACTATCTGTTCTGTTGTCACAACCAGATATTTTGAATGTAAAGTTTGAACCAAAAAATCAAGAGGGAAAAACTTCAATTGATGAGATTAGTTCTGCACGGTCTTTAGAAGTGATATCACAGGCTAACGAAGTAGAAAAAACTCGTTCTGGTGTAAATGCAGGTAAATTTATTGGTTTTGATCCAATGACAAGAACTGTTGCGACAAGAAATATTAGTTACGGCGACCATTATTTGAACATGAAGCACGGCAATAAAAATCCAAATTTTTCACAAATTATCAATCGTGATGGTGTAAACAATACAGAAACTTATGATGCAAATAAAACCGTTGGTAGTTTTGGTGCTGCAAGACAGTTGAGTGAGTATATTAAGAAAAAAGACCCAACATCAATTTCAAAAGAAGACAATGTTGAGAGTTATCTTTCGCAGAGAACATCTATTATTAAAAATCTGATGACAAAAAGAGTTCGTCTTTCAATGCCTGGCAACTTTCAACTAACCTCAGGATTCAATGTTAGTCTTGTTGCACCAACTTTTGGTAAAAAAATGAAAGGTGATGACAATGAAGATCCAAGTTTAAGTGGCAAATATTTGATTGTTGCTTCTCGTCAAATCATTGGATATGATAAACACGAAACTATCATTGAGGTTGCAACAACATCTTCAGACAATCAATTTATTCCTGTAAGTAATCCTCTACAAACTTCTGCAATAGGTTCTTATTGATATGGAAGAAAAACAATCACAAAAGTTTGCAGGTAAAGATGGTTTTATTTGGTGGATTGGAATTGTAGAAGATAGACAAGATCCTCTTAAACTAGGTCGTGTGCGTGTTCGATGCGTTGGTTGGCATGCTGAGAATAAGATGTTATTGCCAACTGATATGTTACCTTGGTCCACACCATCATATTCAACGAATGTTTCTTCTCCATATCCACCAAAAGAAGGTGATATGGTATTTGGTTTCTTTATGGATGGTGAGAATGGACAGTCACCAGTAATTCTTGGTGTGTTTCCATCAATTCCTTTGAAAGCAGGAAATGCACAAGAGGCATTTAGTGATGGTCGAGATGCAGGTCAATTAGCAGCTGCGCCAGTAAAACCTGATGAATCGCAAACTTTGTATCCAAGAAAGTTAGATGAACCGACAACATCACGATTGGCAAGAAATGATGAAGACTATCCATCCCCAATCAATCAGGCAAAAGCTGCAAAAAAACTCAATAAAGTAGAACCCGATTCTTACTACAATGCAAAATATCCATATAACAATGTATATGAATCTGAATCAGGACATGCATTAGAATTTGACGATACAAAAGACAATGAGAGGATTCATCTCTATCATCGTTCTGGTTCTTATACTGAATATAGTCCCCAAGGTGACCGTTCAGAGAGAATACAGAGGAATAAATTTACAGTAGTTGTTGGTGATGAACAAGTTTATGTGCAAGGTGATGTGACGGTTTATATTGACGGCAATGCAACGATGCAAGTTGGTGGCAATTTTAGTGCTGATATTGGAGGCACTTGCACTATAAATTCTGGTGGTAATATGAAATTTACTGCCCCTAAAATTGATTTGAACTAATGGATGGTGAATTTGTTGTTTTAATTGGTAACAAACTTCATACTTTTACAAAATATGAAGACATACCAGAAGTTTTTGATAATTTAATCAAATTCAAACCAAAACAATTAGACATGCCACATACACATGAAGAACATGAAGAAATGGATAGTTGGAATCAAAAACTACAAACTTTAATGGAGAAAGAGCGTGCCGGCCGCAACAAGAATAGGTGATGCCGATGTTGTTCATTGTTCCATGCCAGTCAGAGCAGAGGGTTCGCCCAATGTATTTGTGAATGGCATTCCTTGGAGTAGACAGGGAGACAATAATAATGTTCATTTATTACCTGGCGTTCCTTGTCCAGCACATGCGGCACCAATCACAATAGGCTCATCTACTGTTTTTGTTAATGGAAAAGGTGCTGGAAGAATAGGAGATGCAATAACTGGTTGCACTTCTGTTGCAGAAGGATCTCCCAATGTATTTGCAGGATAACGAATAAATAGACGATGGCAACCGTAACGATAGAATCAGACCGCACTTTTAGAGACTTGGATTTGAATTTCACGATTCATCCAGTCAAAAAAGACATTAATGTTTACAAGAACGAATTTGCAATTATCAATTCAATTAAAAATTTAGTTCTGACGAATCATTACGACAGACCGTTTCAACCAGAAATTGGTAGTAATATTCGGCGTTTGTTGTTTGAACAAGTGGATTCAATTACAGCAGCCCAAATTGAAAGAGAAATTACTGAAGTTATTGGCAACTTTGAACCCAGAGCGCAAGTGTCTAGGGTCGATGCAGTACCTTCACCAGACGAAAATCTTTATAAAATACGATTGGAATTCTTCATTATCAACAGCTCAGATCCAGTCACAATCAATTTTTTCCTAGAGCGGATTAGATAAAATGGCAGACCGTTTAAGAGTAACAGAATTAGATTTTGATACGATAAAACAAAATCTAAAAAACTTTCTAAAGCAACAACCTGAGTTTACAGACTATGATTTCGATGGCGCAGGCCTTTCGATTCTGTTAGACATTTTGGCATACAATACGCACTACAATGCCTATTATCTGAACATGGTTGCAAATGAGTCATTTTTAGATACCGCACTACTTCGTGACTCTGTTGTTTCACATGCTAAAACTTTAGGTTATACTCCTTATTCTACACGAGCACCTGTTGCAATCATCAACTTCACAATTGATTCAAACACAACAACTGCCGCAACTGCTACATTGCCAGAAGGTTATGCTTTCTTGTCGAATCAGATTGACAGCAAAGCACATAACTTTGTTGTTCTCAATGACACGACAGTTACAAAATCAAATACACAATTCTTTTTTGAAAATCTTCAAATTTATGAAGGTCAGTTAATTACCTATTCATTTACTTTTGATGAAGGTTCAAATCCAAAACAAGTATTTACATTACCAGATACAAACATTGACACTACGACAATTAAAGTTTTGGTAAATCCATCTAGCTCAAATACTGCGACTTCAACATATATTAGAGCAACTGATGTTTTAGATATTACATCCACATCTGAAGTTTTCTTTCTACAAGAAGAAAGAGGTGGTAACTTTCAAATTTATTTTGGAAATGATGTTGTTGGTAAAGCACTACCAGATGGTGCGATTGTCTCTGTAACCTATCTTGTAACAAACGGAACTGCTGCAAATAAAGCAAATAACTTTGTCGCAACGGCAACTGTTGTTGACTCTTTAACCAATGGACTCTCTAACTTTACAATTACGCCAGTTTCTGGTGCATCTGGTGGTGCAGACCGTGAATCTGTTGACAATATTAAATTCTCTGCGGCCGCAAGATTTTCTACACAGAATCGTTTGGTAACTTTCAAAGATTATGAAACATACATTTTGAACAATTATCCAAACATCGATTCGATATCTGTTTGGGGTGGTGAAGAAAACGAACCACCAGTTTATGGTAAAGTTTTTATTTCGATGAAACCGAGAGAGAACTATTATATCTCCGAGGCAGAGAAACAAAGAATCATTGACGAAATTATCAAACCAAAAGCTATCATTGCTGTTCAGTCTGAAATTTTAGATCCAGAGTTCTTGTATATTCTTGTTGATGTTGAGGGACAATACGATGCAAGAAAAACAACAAACACAGAAGCAATTCTTAAAGAAAGAATTCGAAATGCAATTGTAAATTACTCGGATACTTACCTCAATAAATTTGCTTCAAAAATTATTGATTCGAAATTAGAAACTGCAATTGATAGTGTTGATTTGAATGCAATTATTGGTAACGAAATTAAAATTAAAGTTCAAAAGAGATTTGAACCAGAGATAAACACACCACAATCTTACAATGTTAAATTTAATGTGCCTTTACATCGAGGTACAGTAACCGACAGACTTTCTTCTACTGAATTTGATGTGATTGATAGTGATGGCGTAAGAAGAACCGTATTTTATGAAGAAGTGCCACAATCGTTTACTGGTATTTCTTCAATTCAAATTACAAATCCAGGCACAGGTTATACAAGTGCACCAACAGTTACAATCACTGGTGACGGAACTGGCGCAACCGCAGAAGCAGTAATTGTAAATGGCACAATTCAAAGTATTCGTGTTGTTAATCGTGGCATTGATTACACCCGTGCTATTGTTACGATTACAGGTGGCGGTGGTTATGGTGGTGCTGCGACTGCCACAATTGATGCTGTTGTTGGCTCACTCAGAACAATTTACTATGATACGAATGCTCAACGACAAATTGTAAACAGTTCTGCTGGCACAATTAATTACAATACTGGTGAAATCAATCTAAACGATATCAATATTCTTTCTGTTTCTTCGGCCGATGGTTTAATTCGTCTGACAATTGAAGCAGATGAGGGTATCATTGAATCTGCAAGAAATACAATCATTACAATTGACGAAACTGATCCAATTTCTATTGTTGTAAATCTCACTAAAGTTTCGTAATGTCTTTTGCCAATACTTCTATTTTAGTTAATAGTCAAGTTCCTGAGTTTGTTCGGGAAGAATATTCTCTATTCATTACTTTTTTAGAGGCATACTACGAATTCTTAGAAACAAAACAATCAGATGAACTCAACGATTTAACACAACAGGCAAAAAATTTACGATACTTATCTGATGTTGATTATTCGTTAGACCAATTTGAAGACAGTTTCTTCAATTCGTTTGCATCTCTTTTACCAAGAGATGTTTCAGTTGATAAAGAATTCTTAATCAAAAATGTTCTGCCACTTTATCTTTCAAAAGGTAATGAGGCATCGTTCAAACTTTTATTCAGAATGTTGTTCAATGATGAAGTTGCAATTCTTCAACCAAGAAACAACATTCTTCGTGCATCTGATGGCAAATGGACAGTAGACAATATTCTTCAAATTGAAACTGACATTCGAAGTGTCTATACCGGTGATGGTTCAAATAGCACATTCATTCTTGCACAAACTTCTGGCTCAGGTGAAATTGATGTTTATGTTAACGGTGTTCTTAAAACAGAGGACACAGACTATTTCATTCGCAAAGAAACACGAAAAGTGGTATTTGTCACACCACCAGCAGCCAATTCTTCAGTTAAAATATTTTATAATAACTTTGATATTACTCTTTTAGACAATCGCAAAGTTACAGGTTCAACATCTGGTGCAACAGCAATAGTTGAACGGGCGGTTAAACGAATTATTACAGACCGCTTAAACTTTGGTCTGCCATTTGAATTGTTCATTGATAGTAAAACACTCATCAGTAATTTTACAAATGGCGAAATAATCACAACCAACATTGTAGATTCAAATGATGTTCTAATTAATTTAGAGGCAGACACCTTCTCTATTCTAACAAAAATAAATGTTATCGATGGTGGCGCAAATTACAATGTTGGTGATCCAGTAACCGTTGTTGGTGGTGGCGCAACAATACCTGCAACGGCTGAAGTTGAATCAATTACAGATGGTTTTACTGACCGATTTGTTATAAATTATGGCGGTGCTGGATTTAAGGCTGCGTCTATTATTTTTTCTGATCCAAGTTTGCTACCTGGCATAATCACAGGTGCTGTTGATGCCGTAAACACAAATCACTATACAGCAAACACTTACAATGTTTTGGGCGTTGATATCATTCAACCATATGAGAATGTTACGATTAATGCGATTGATTATGGTTTTCCTGCAGCACCTACTGAGAATGCAAACACACGAATTGTTGATGCATTGACTAATCTTTTAGTAACTGATTTAGGACCAATGACAAATGCCATTGTTCTTTTTTCAAGTGTATCTACAAATACAACTTTATTAGATTCTGAAGGCGCAAAATACGCAGTAGGAAATACTTTCTTTGACATTAAAGATTTTCGCTCAGTTGGTAGAATAGATGTTTACAATGGTGGCACTGGTTATAAAATTGGTGATGAAATTATTTTTGCACCAGATCCAACAGGAACAGGCGCAGCTGCAGCAGTAAAAACTGTTAGTGGCATTGGAGCTGTTTTAACTGTTCAAATACAACCACCTCGCATTGGTGGTACTGCAAATGTTCTGAATAATACAGTTGAAATTATTGGAACAGGCACAAACTTTACAGGCGATTTACAGATTGGTGATAAGATTGTAATTCGCAGCCAAGAACGATTTGTCAACGCAATTACATCTTCTACTACTGCAAATGTCAATGTTGCATTTTCTTGGACAGACGGCACGACATATGCAAATAACTATAGAGTTGGTTCATTTGCAAGAGGATTGGTTGGCGGCACAAATTATACACAGAATGTATTTCCAACAGTCACAGTTTCTACTGCTTCTGGTGGAGCTGGTGCAAATATTGCCATCACCTCTCTTATGGGAGATGGTGAATCAATAGAAGCAATTGCCGACCAAATTGCAGGTAGTATCACATCAATTCGTCTGTTGACTGGCGGTGTTGGATATCAATACATTCCAGAAGTTGACCTCACAAACCATGGTGATGGTAGTGCAATTGCAAATGCAGTTTTAGGTGAAGTCTATGTAACTTTACCTGGTCGTTGGACAACATCAGATTCCATTATTTCCAACTCTGAAAGAAAATTGCAAGGTGCAAATTACTATGTTGATTATTCATATGTAACTTCTTCATTGACACAATTTGCAAGGTACAAACAAGTTCTCCGAGAACTCATGCATCCGTCTGGTTTTGTAAATTATGCAGATTTAAATAAACAATCTTCTGCAAATACTTCTGTAACTGTTCAAGATGATGTCTCAAATACAATTTCTGGTATTGTTGATGTGACGGCTGGCTCGCCATTTATTATTGGTACTGGTACACGATTTGTTCTTGCAAACAATAAAGGTATTCTCACAGTTGGTTCAAATGTTGCAGTCAATGGTGAAATACGAACAATTGGCACCATCAATAGTAACACAAATGTTTCGGTTACAACGGCATTTACTCACTCAGCAAATGACCAGACTCTTATTATACTGATATAAATAATACTTATGGCAAACTCAATTAATACAAGAAAACTTAGTTATAACTCTGCAAAACTTTGGCGAGATGCACTCTTAAATGCCTCGACAAATACAAGTCCAGTTCTTTATGTAACAATTGGCAATAATGTGCCATATGCCAATGAGGCATCACCAGATTTAATTGTTGACACAATCAATACTGAAAAAGAAGCATGGGACAACATCTTTGCAGCTAAAAGAGCCACAGGTAACGATGTTCAACTGGTAGTACCAAGAGTTAATTGGACTGCTAATACAAAATATCGCCAGTATGACGATACCGCAGAAATTATTGACTTAGTTACTGCGAATAATACTATCAATCTAAAACCGATGTATGTCATTACATCGGCACGAAATGTTTATAAATGTGTTGCAAATTCTGCTGGAGCCAACTCGACTGTTGAACCAACTGGCGACTATACAACTTCTAATGGTAACATTGCAACTGCTGATGGTTTTATTTGGAAGTATATGTTCAATGTTCAACCATCAAATAAATTCTTAGATGATTCTTGGATTCCAGCACCAACTTCTACAACTGCACTAGACTTTGGTGTAAACGATACTGGTGTTGTCATTGGTGAGTTAACCACAATTGTAATGACAGCCAATGGAACAAACTATCGAGAGGCATCAAACATTCGTGTAGACGGTTTTGTATCTGGCCAATCTACAATTCGTCTTTCAAATACTGCAAATACACTTGCAATCTTCAGTATTCCAACACTTGCAAATCTTGCCAATATGGCAATTTCTGGCACAGGTTTAACATCTGATGCTCACATTACAGCCATTGCAATCGCAAATGGATTGATTACACTTTCTTCTGCTACAAACGCAACTGGTGGAAACGCAAATAACATTACAATTTCTACCCGTGTTTATATTGATGGGGACGGCATTGGAACTACTGCAAATGCAGTTCTTTCAAATACGAGCATTGATGTGACCTCTGCAAATGCCAATGTCGCAAGAATTAATGTAACTACGATTGGTACTGGTTACACCCGTGCCAATGCTTTCATTTATGGTTCGGGCACAGGTGCAAATACCCGTGTTATTATTGGTCCTAAATTTGGTCATGCTTTTAATTCAGCAGAAGAATTATACTCAAATAGTGTTCTGGTTGTTGTGAGATTTGGTGAGTTAGATTCGACAGAAAACGGACTTATTTCTGTTGATACATCGTTTAGACAAATAGGACTTCTTCAAAATCCGTATAAATACAATGCAAATAGTAGGGTTGAAGTTTCAAATGCTAATACAGTCATCTCTCAAACAACAGATTTGAGTATTGTAGCAGGAACTAATTACACTCTCAATGAATATGTCTATCAAGGTTCTTCTGCAAACAATTCTTCCGCCTATGGTTATTTGTATGCCCAAACTTCAAATGAGGCAAAGTTAACAAGAGTGACAGGAACATTTGGGACTGGTTTGCCACTCATCGGTGCTACATCTGGCGTGTCTAGAACCGTTACTGGCGTTGCAAATCCAGAGTTAGAACCATACTCTGGAGACATGTTATACATAGAAAATGCAGTTAAAACTGACCGTGCTGATGGTCAGGCAGAAAATATTAAACTGACGATAAGTTTTTAGGGCTGAATAAATGGCACTTGATACAAATTTTAATGTAAATCCATATTATGACGATTACGATGCGGATAAAAAATTTCTTCGCATGCTTTTCAAACCAGGTTATGCTGTTCAGGCTCGGGAACTTACCCAACTTCAAACAATTCTTCAAAAACAAGTAGAGCGTTTTGGTGACCATATTTTCAAAGATGGTTCTGTTGTCACTGGTGGTGAAACAGTTTATCAAAATACTACTTTCATCAATGTGTCTTCTTCCTATGCAGGCACGACAGTAAATATTAATAGCTTTGTTGGTCAAACAATTGTCGATAACATTCAAAATCCTACCAAGAAAGCACAAGTTCTTAAAGTTTTTGATGAAGATTTAGGAACAAGTGAACCAAAAACATTAGTTGTTTCGCCAATTTTTGGTACTTTTAGTGGTAGCGAAACAATTCTTACCTTTAGTTCAGCACCAGTTTTTGCAAATACCACAGCTGTTGGCACCAATCAAGTATTCTCAGTTAATGATGGTGTTTATTACTATGACGGATTCTTCATTGATGTTGATGCACAAACTGTTGCTATTTCAAAATATACACAGGCAGGAAATGCACGAATTGGTTTTGAAATTACAGAATCAATTGTCACATCTTCTACAGATACCTCACTTTTAGATCCAGCACAAAACGCATCTAACTATCAGGCCCCTGGTGCTGACCGTTATAAGGTGCAAATGATTCTTGCGAATCGTTCATTGGCTTCTACTGATGATACACAATTTATTGAACTTGCTCGTTTTGAAAATGGAAGTTTAACAAAGTTTGTTCAGTATCCTCTATACTCAGTTTTAGAAGATACACTTGCTCGTAGAACATATGATGAGTCTGGCAATTATACAGTAAAACCATTTAAGATTGCTTTAGAGACAAATGCATCAAATACTGCAAACTTAAATGTTATTTTATCTCCAGGTAAAGCATATGTCTATGGCTATGAGTTTGAGACAATTTCTCCAACGACTATAACATATGATAAACCAAGAGAGACAGATGGTGTTAATAATAGGAGAATAACTGCCGACTATGGCTATTATGTCTTTGCAAACACTCCACATGGTTCTTTTCCAATCAACAGTTTACAAACAGTAAATTTGCATTGTGTTGCAAATGCATCAATTAACACAACATCTTCTAGCACAGTTTCAAATACAAAAATTGGTACAGCAAGAGTTAAATCGATTGCATTTGATTCTGCTGGAAATTCCGCCAACTCGGCATCTTATGAATACAAATTATTCTTATTTGATGTGAATGTTGGTTCAATTAATGGCGGAAATACAAATGCAAGTATTTCTGCTGCAAATACAACTTTTGTTCAGTTGGCAAATACACTTAGTGGTGTAAATCTCTATTCGACAGTTAATAATGCTTATCGTGGCGCCAAACTTCGAATTAGTGCTGGTCCTGGCACAGGAGAACTACCAAGAACAATTACAAATTACAACGGAACAACACAAACCGTTCAAATTGATGTTCCATTTGCTGCAAATGTGAATCAAGGCACTTCTCAATGGGCAATTGATTTTGAATTCAATGATGCAAAAGCAGTTATTGTCTCATCTGGCACATCAATTATTTCTGCAATGAATATTGATGAAAGGTCAAAAGACGATGCTTCTACATTTGATGACACATTTATTAGTGACACAAGTTCTGAGGTATTGGTATTTCTTCTCGGTGATGATTTTGTTGCTAACGGTACTATTTCAGATGTTTCTTTCTCGTATCGTAGATTATACGAAGGACAGGCATTCTCAACTTCACAGTCCCCAGCACTTACTGTTGGTACTGGCGAATCTCTTTCTTCTGCAACTTCAACATCGGCCCGTGCTGAAAATTATCAAATCATTGTTACTTCACAAGGCACTGGTGCATATGCTGTAGGACAAACTGTTCCTGCAACTGCTATTACAAGTGTTGATACTGTTGCTCGTAAGATTACGATTACAAACGCAAATAACATGACTGCTAACATCATTGCGACAATTGATGTAAGCAATCCAACACAAAAGAATAAAACATACATTGCAGGCAATAATATTGTTCAAGTATCTGGTGGTGTGAATCTATTTGGCAATGGTGCAATTACACTTTATGGATCGCAAGGTCAAATTCAAATTGCAGCCAATACAATTGTTAAGAGTCCAGATATACCACAATCTCTGTATACATCAGATGTTGTGAATCTAATTTCAGTATTAGATTTTAACAACACAACAATCACTACAGCAAATGCCAGTAGTGCTATTAATGTAACATCTCGTTATGCTTTAATAAATGGTCAAAAAGATTCTTACTATGACCATGCTGCAATTACACTATTACCTGGAGTTCCTGCACCAGTAGGTCCTCTTGTTGTTCAATTCAATCAATTTGTTTCTTCTGGTCCAGGATACTTTACAGTAGATTCTTATACTGGTGGTGGATATGCTTATGAAAATATTCCTGCATATTTTTCACCAAATGGTTTCAAATATGAATTACGAGACAGTCTAGATTTCAGACCTGTTCGTGCAAATGCTACTATCGCAACTGCAAATTCAATTGTGTTCGATGTTGATTCTACAACAACTGGTCCTAAGATACCTGAAAATGGTTCAGATATTATACTCGACTATCAATACCATCTTCCTAGATTTGATAAAGTCGTTCTGAATAAAAATAGAACTTTTGAAATTATTAAAGGTGATCCTTCTTTAACTCCTGTTGATCCGAAAGATAAAGACAATGCAATGACGCTTTATGTTTTGCGTCATCCACCTTATGTTCTAAGCACGGCAAATACACAAGTTCAGTATATCGACAACAAACGATATACGATGAGAGATATTGGTAACATTGAAAAACGAGTTACAAATTTAGAATATTACACATCTCTTTCTCTGTTAGAACAAGAAACACTCAGTAAACAAGATTTAACAATTCTTGATTCTTCTAACTTGGCAAGATTTAAGAATGGTATTATTGTTGATTCATTCAAAGGACACTCAATTGCTGATGTGTCTAAGAATGAGTATCATGCATCTATTGATCCAAATAACAAAGAAATGAGACCAACATTCAATGTTTCAGCTCATTCAATGACTTTTGATTCTGCAAATTCTTCTGGCTATACACAAAATGGTGCCTTCATCACAGTTTCTACAAATGTGATACCATTTATTACACAGAATCTTGCATCAAAATCTGTTAATGTCAATCCGTTTAACTTAGTTAACTATCTTGGTAAAATTGAACTGAATCCAAAATCAGATATTTGGATTGATACTGACCGTAATCCAGATGTTCTTGTTAACATTGGTGGCGATAAAGACGCATGGGATTTAATTATTGGTGACCGTCAACCATGGAACTATGAATGGGGTGATTGGCAGACCTATAATGTTGGTGTAGAAATTCAACAAGCTCAGTGGGTCGGTGGTCCTCCACATGGTGCTGGTAATCCAAACTTACGCATCTTTGCCAATGACCGAATTATCACTAGAACTCAACAAACAAGAACAGGTACTGCAACCTCTGTTGTACCAGAAACAATCACGCAAACACTCGGTGACCGGGTCGTAGATATTTCAATCATACCTTACATGAGAAGTGTTGGTGTGTTGTTTACTGCATCCGATTTCAAACCTGCAACGACACTATTCCCATTTTTTGATTCTACATTGGTAGAAACAAATACGGCTCGGGCAAATAAATTTAGATTGGCAAATAACAATCTTCGTTATCAAACAACAACTGGTAACTATGAGACTGTAAGTATTATCAACAATGCAACAAGCCCCCCTACCACAAACGGTACCGCTTTCATTGTTAAGACTTCAAATACAGAAGCATTTGTTGTTAATATTGATCCTAAATCTTCATTTAACATTGCAAATGCTAATCTTGTTGGTACTTCTTCTGGCACATCT